ACCCTTCTCTGCATAATATTTTACACTGTCTTGTATAATTTGTTGTGCATTGGGGTTAGATATTTGGATAAATTTGCTTAGGTTGTTATCACAAATCTCAAGTAAAGCTTCACGTGCTCTTGAAACTTCATCTACCATTTGTAGAGCACCTGCAGCGGTTACAAATAAGTCCCCTACACCATCCAGAGTTTCTAAAGGATCGTTTGTTTCTACCCCAAGTTTAAATTCATTTAATTCTGACTGAATAATCTTAATTTGGTTTAACAACCTTTCTCTAAGTGTTTGTTGAGTGTTGTTACCGATATTGTTAGCGATGTTATTGAACATCCTAACCGAGTTGTAAGCCTTACCTACCAAGCCATCTATGTGTTGAACTTCCATATTTTTCTCCTTATGTTATCGATTAAATCCAAGCCTAGGAACACAACCCTAGGAACAAGAAGAATAGTATCACGCAGTAATCCCGTTGTCAACACAGTTACACAAACTACAAACCAAATAAATACGAATTTACAGCTCTGCACCAAGATCAAACCCTGCCTCCATTTCCAGTAAAGATACCCCTTGTTTAATTTTTTGCTTGACACGCCACACTGGAACCTGATAGAGTGCAGATATGTAGTTAATTTGTTCTGTTTTTTCTAGTTCGATGTTGATCTTACTTGAGTCTAAGTCGATTGTTAGCATTCTTATGCCCTCCTTGTTGTTTTTAAAATGATAGCTTATGTATCAATTCTACCACAGAGTGCATACGAAGTAAATGGGTACACTTATAAACTTTAACTATGGTGCTCATAGTTACATATTATAGTCACAAAGCTTGACAGATCAGAAATTCGTGATAGAATAAACATACGTTTCCAACACAGGTACATACTTACATGGGAGATATATGAAGGTTCTATCAAAGATTGAAATACCGTCTAGTATTAAACGGGAGTATCAGCACCTATCATTCTACGAAAACTGGTCACAGATATATACAAACGAAAAGGACAGTGGGTGGTTCATTGAGTACTACAAGTCTCAAATTAAACTACCTAAGATTAGTTCTAGGCAAGGTATTGAGCACACGGTGCTTACACATGTGTTTAGAACCTGTATTGAACAGCACTCTGATGATATGTGTAAGAAAACTATGTTGATACCTCTTGTGCTCACTGGTGATGTTGTGCTACATTGCGGTAAAAGTAAGAAAAAACTTACAGTGGGTGTTCCTGTTGTATTTAACGATAGGCAAGTACACTGGGTTACCTGCTCAGATCAAAAGGCATATCAAACGATAATTTCGGTAGATTACAGAGTAAAGGAGGTTTGGAATTAAATGGAATTAGAAAAACTAAGAAGGTCGGGTATTAAAGTAATAAAAGGTAACTTACTGGACTTAGCTGAACAAGGTCATTTCGATATCATTTTACACGGAGCTAATTGCTGGTGTACAATGAAGAGTGGAATCGCTGGTGAAATTGCTAAGAGATATCCTGAAGTTGTTAAAAAAGATAATGAAACAAAAAGGGGAGACATAAATAAACTCGGAACTATATCTGTTGCTAGGGTAATTCGTGATAACTTTCATTTTGCTGTAGTAAATATGTACACACAGTTTAACTACGGAAGGGATAAGAACGTGCAGTATGTTGATTATTGGGCTGTTCGTAACTGTCTACAATTGTTGTGCCACAGGTTAGATTACTGTGGTATTGAAAAAGCCAGAATCGGATACCCAAGGGTTGGTTGTGGATTAGCAAACGGTGATTGGGATATTGTAAGTGATATCTTTAACCAAGAGTTGAAAGACTTTGAACATACACTTGTTATCAAGGAGGATTAATGGGGTATTGGAAAGCTGGGAATAAGGAGGCAGTAAGTATGGATGAATTCAAGGATTCAAAAGTAAAAGAAACAGTAGAAGAGATTCTTGAGTACCCGATCAAAGGCTACAAGCCTAGGAATATTTTTAAGGTTACGATGGAGAAGTTCGGTGTACGTTGCGCTGTGTCTGAAGAGGATGGTGTGACACCTATTGCTTTTTACTTTCCATCGTACAATCAGAAAGGTAAGATTACTGGTTTTAAGAAGCAGGATTTGACAAAACCAAAGGATGAAAAAGGTCATTGGACAACAATTGGTTCTGTTACAATCTCGAATAAATTATTCGGTCAGGAGGTTGCTGAGAAAGTCCAACGTAAGCGTAACAACTTGGTAATTACAGAGGGTGAGTGGGATTGTTTGAGTGTATATCAATCCTGTGTAGAAGATGTTAAAGGTACTAAGTACGAAGGGCTAGAGCCATTTGTTGTGAGTATTCCAATGGGTACAGCTAATGCTGTTGAATCAACAATGCAGAATGAAAACTTTGTACGTTCATATGATGCATTGACAATCTTCTTTGATGATGATCACGCTACACCATCTGAGAAAAAGAAAGGTATTATGAAGGGTCATGAGGCACGTGATGCTGTAGCCAACGCTTTTATTGGTTCTGGTGTGAGTCTAATGACTATTCTTGCCGATGGTGAGTTTAAAGATGCGTCTGATTACATGCAAGCTGATAAAAGTAAAGAATTAGCCCAACTGGTGCAGTTTGGAAGGCGTGTATTCTCTGCTGAAAAGATTGTTCGTGCTTGTGACATTAGTTTTGAAGAGTTAATTGAACCAAGACCAGAAGGTGTTTATGTCCACTGCTTTCCAAAACTTATGGAAAAGATTCACGGGTTTAGATTACGTGAGCTTGTGCTTTTAACTTCACCATCTGGTGTAGGTAAATCCACAGTAACTTCGTTCTTTGCTGATGCTTTTATACAACAAACAGATGATAAAGTTGCAATGATCTACCTTGAGGAAACAAATAAGGAAACTTTGCAGCGAATGGTTGCCTCGAAGCTGAAGGTTAACTACTTGAAGTTTAAAGATAAACCTTTGGAATGTGGAGTAACTGAAGAAGAGATTAAAGCTGCTTATGATGAAATTGCAAACAATGATAGACTAATTATGCTCGGTCACTTTGGTAGTTTACCTGTAAGTGAACTAATGAGTAAAATCAAGCACATGCATTTTGTTGAGGGTTGTAAGTACATTCTTTTGGATCACTTGTCAATGATTGTAAGTGGATCTAAGGTTGAAGATGAACGAAAAGAGCTGGATATTGTAATGACTGAACTAGCTGCCTTCTGTGCTGCGAACGATGTGTGTATCATTGCTGTGTCTCACATTAACCGAAGTGCTGCTGAATTGTTCAAACCACCGAAAGGAAAAGAGGATGAACCATTTTGGGTAAGGGTAACAAAGGAAATGATGCGGGGATCTGCTGCTTTGGAACAACTATCGTTCATTATTCTGGGGCTAGAGCCTCAGATTCTCGCAGACCGTTCTAGAGGTAAGGTGAGGTTGACAGTACTTAAGAATAGACCTTGGAGTTACCTCGGTGTTGCAGATGAATTTACAGTTGACGAAAATACATGGGAAGTGATAATCTCTGAGGATGACGAGTACGTAGGTGAATTTTAAAGGGGGATGAATGAAAGCAGTTATCGATATTGAATCATCTGATTTGTTGCAAAACGGATTAGATTACTCAAGTATGCCTTTCAAGCTGAAAGATACTTACAAGATTTGGTGTATTGTAGTTAGAGATATCGGTACTAACAAGGTTACTTCTCTTGTTCTAGTTGACTGTACTAAAGAGAAATTAGCAAAAGTGTTGGAACCCTACGATGAATTAATCGGTCATAATATTGTAGGTTTTGACTTTCCTGTGTTAAGTTTGATGGGTTTGCTGGATTACAAGGTAGGTTATGTTGGTCAATCTTGTACGGTAAACGGTAAAACAGTAGAGATTACAGATACACTTATCTGGAGTAAATTACTAAACCCTGACAGAAGGGGTGGACATTCTTTGGATGATTGGGGTAAACGACTGGGAAATTACAAACAGCACTTTACTGATTTTAGTAAGTACACATCTGAAATGTTAGAATACTGTATTCAAGATACAAGTGTTAACGCTTCAGTGTACAAAAAACTGATGCAAGAACGTGGTACTCACAATTGGTCACAACCTTATGAACTAGAGCGTAAATTAGTAGACTTAACTTTAAAACAGGAAGTATTTGGATTTGACTTTGATGTTGAATTAGCATTAAAAAATCTAGAAGAACTAGATGTACTAATGTCAGAAAGAGCAGACAGGGTTACCCCAATTCTTCCTTCGAAGAAATTGACTCAAGCTAAGTTAAAGCATTTCGAAGCTCCGTCAGTCCAGTTTAAAAAGAATGGTGAGTTGTCATCACATATGCTCAAGTTCATAGAAAAACATAGTTGTACGGTAGATTTGGAATCCAGAACTTTGGAATATAAAGGTAAAACTTTCAGTCTGCCTTTAAAAGAGCCTTTGGAGACTACAGAGAAGGCTACAATCGATGATATTGATGTGGTTAAGGGGTACCTACTGTCACTTGGTTGGGAACCATCTGAAGTCAAGGAAAGGGATTTGGTAAAAAATGCTGATAAGTCTGTTAAAAACAAAGAGCAAATTATCGAAGCTATTGAAAGGTATGTTAAACAAACTGATGGATCTTTATTTGAAGATTTACGCTGTGATCAACTTGGTATTACAAAAAAGCAACTCAAAGATTTCTTAATGAGTAAAATAGATGGTACCAAACCGATTTACGTACCTACAACACCAAAGTTACAGGTAGGAGTAGAAAAGGAAATTTGCCCTAACTTGGAACTACTGGGTGAAAAGGCTGAGTTTGTTAAAGATGTGTGTGAGTACTTTACGTATCGACTCAGACTTAATAGTATTGCAGGTGGGTCAGTTGATGAAGACGGTGAACCGTTGACAGGGTTTATGAGTGCAGTTCGTGAAGACGGACGTATACCAACCCCTGCGGATACGTTGGGAGCTAACACAGGTCGTTACAGGCATAAGATTGTTTGTAATATTCCACGAGTTACTTCCTTGTATGGTGAACAAATGAGGTCTTTGTTTGGATGTGGTAAAGGTTTGTACCAACTTGGGTATGATTTCGCTTCTTTGGAGGCTCGTATCCAAGGTCACTATTGCATTCCTTACCGAGATGGTGTAGCATTGGCAGCATCATTAATTGCTGAAAAACCAAATGATATCCATTCGATTAATGCGCGTAAGTTGGGTATTGATCGTAGTAGTGCTAAAAGTTTTAGTTATGCTTGTATGTATGGCGCCCAACCTAAGAAACTAGGTAAGATGTTAGGTATAACCGAAAAAGAAGCAAAACGCTTGTATGAACAATATTGGGATGCTGTTATTGCTTTACAAGAATTAAAAACCAAACTTGAGAAGCATTGGGCTGACAACGATAAGCAGTGGGTACTGGGTATCGATGGACGTAAGATTATGAGTAGAAGTAAACACTCTCTGATCAACGTTCTGTTTCAATCTGGTGGTGCTATTTACGCTAAGTATGTAACAGTATTGATTGCTCAACAACTAGAAGATTTAGGTTTACTTGGTAATCCGTTTTGTGATAGTATTGAAGATGTTAAAGTTTGGATGATGACTTGTGTACACGATGAAGCACAGATGGCTGTACACCCTAGTCTCCTTAAGATTAAGAATTTTAAAGACGATGAGGAAGCCAAACAAAATTTACAAGCCGGATGTAGTGCAATTGGTCACGGTACTAAAGGATCTTATGTAGGATACAGAACTAAAATAATTGAAGTTATTGAGAACTCAGTGAAAGTTGCAACTAAAGCTTTAAACATAAGAGTTGAAATGGGTTTTGAATGGGGAGCAGGATTAACTTGGGCACAGACACACTAAAGCAATGTACAGTTTGTAAAGTACACAAAGACTTATCTCAATACTATAAAAGTAAACGAGAGAAAGATGGTTACGGTTACAGATGTAAAACTTGTGATAACTTAGTAAGAAAAATAAGTAGGAACAGAAATAACAAAGTTAACCCTACAAAAGATGGTTTTAGAAATAGGTATGTTTTAAATAAGTACGGTATAAATCAAAAACAATATTTAACTATGTTAGAAACTCAGGGAGGGTTATGTGCTATTTGCAAAACAAATAACCCACTAGGCAGAGACGTAGTAAATTCTAAAGATATTTCGTTTTGTGTCGATCATTGTCATAAAACTTTAAAAGTTAGAGGATTACTTTGTAATCTTTGTAACAGAGCTTTGGGTCTTTTAAAAGATGACCCTGAAACTTTAAAAAACGCTCTGAATTATTTAAAAATTCACAGCTAACAAAAAGGAGGGTAATACCATGAGTTATACTGTAGCTTCTAATATTTATGAAGGTCTTACTGAAAAGCAACGAGAGCAACTTGATTTTCATCTGTGGTCGTGCCAAGAGGATCAGGAATTCAAGAATGACTATCAAGACTATCAGATCAATAGTAAAAATAAATGGAAAAATCACCCAACAGATTTGACAACCAACAAAACTGTGGTACAATAATTGTTGGTTTATTTAAACGTGCTTTACGCACAGAACTAGAAGGAGAGTAGAAACATATGTCAGATATTAATAAAGTAGAGGGTTACTTGTACTACACTTGCTTGCAGAAACCTGTACCTTGTGTAGATGAAGAGAAAGGTAAAGAGTACAAAGTAGCTATCGTAGTTGACCGAGAGTTTGCCGAGGAATACGAAGAAGCTTTTACAAAAGTAAGCTTGAAGAAAGTACGTACAGCAGACTTTGAAGAGCAGTATAAAACTGAACCACCGGAAGAATTTGCTAATGAAAAGTTCCAGTACATTATTACTTTACGTAAGAACACAATGTTAGGTAACGGTGAACCTGTTCCTACAGTATACTTGCCCAAAGTTCTAATTAAGAAGGGCACTAAGTTGGTTGATGTTACACAAGAGATTTTGGTAGGTAACGGTTCCAAGGGTGTTGTATCTCTGGATATCTACTCCACAGATAAAGGTAAGTATCCCGGCACATACCCACGGTTGAAGAATGTCTTGGTAACTGAATTAGTTGAGTACGAACGTCCGGAAGGTAACTATGATCCTAACGTAGACCC